CTATAAATACGCCCGGTGCGTCGCGGCCTAGAAGAGCGGTTTCTTCTTTGTTCGCGACGATCGCTCCCACCAATTCGTCAAGGGGCATTTGCAAGTCCATTGCTCGGACGCGCAGGGTCATCATCATTTGCGCGGCTTCGTCGGCTGACATTCCCATGGTTTTGGTGGCATGCTGAATTGTGTTGGCATAAGTGCTCATATCCACGCCGACCTCGTTCAAAAGAAGGCCGGTTTTTATCAACTGGTGTTGCATGTCCTCTGAGGCCATGCTAAAGTCGGTCATGGTCGTGTACATCGTGTTGGTGGCTGCCGCGGCACCAGCGATATCAACACCAAAAATTCTTAATTGATCATAAGCTTTGCCAATATTGTCTGCCATGGCTTTCGAGGCGCCGGTATTGGCTCTCATCGCAGCTTCTGCGGCGTCTAATTGGTTTACCAAGCTTAGAGTATTCTGAATATAGCTCTTGATCATGTTTAGGCCATGGCCCAACGCGTTCTTAAAGTGGCCGGCAGCCTTCCCGGCTTTGCCTAAAGCGTTGCCATAGCTCCCCATTCCGTCGGCGCCATCTTTAACCGACTTGTTCATCTCTTTTTGGATCTTGTTGCCTTCTTTGACCTCCTTGGCATAGTCTTTGGTGCCCGGAGTTAGTTCGCTCAGCTTGCGCTGATGATCCTCATAGGCGTCATTAAGTTCGTTCATTCTCTGAACTTCTTCTGCGCTCGGGACGGCGCCTCCGGGGCCTCCGCCGGGTGCTGCGCCTGCGGCTGCCGCGGTACCAGTGCCAGGTGCGGTGGCCGTGCCGGTCCCGGGGGCGCCGCCGCCGGGGGGGCACGGGGTGCAATCTTTAATTTCTTGGAGTACTTTATGTATATCGTCTAAGGTTGCAGACACATTAACAGTTTCCTATATTCATAAATAGTTGTTTAAAAAATTATGAACGGGGCCCAAGGACGGCGGGTCTCTTGGGCTGATTTTGGGCACTTAATTCGTGTCGCGTGGTGCCTTTGCGGCCTCTGTCTCCGGAGGAGCTTTCGATCGCTTCTTTTTCGGCTTGGAGCTGTTTAATGAGTCGCTCTACAAACCACGTACGAAGACCAATTGGCAAATTATATGATTCAATGAAGGACCATCCGCCTGAATACTTTAAGAAGAAAAACTGCTCGTACACAGCTTCCATATACTCAGAGGTTAGGCCAAAAAAACTCCGCATTTAGCGGAACCTCCATGTCCTGCTCGTGATCACAAACTTCGCATGAAAAGTGTTGGGTTAAATCAACGTTAGGGGCAACATATTTATAAGCATTTCGCAAATAAATAGAATCCATGGAGGGAAGATTATTGGCCACATAGTCAATGGCCTCCGCCGTATCGTTTCCGTTCACTGCTGCTATCATCGTTGCCAATTGGCGACTAATGGTTCTTTCGTTCTTGCGCTTTCGATCGTTTTCCATCTGAGCGCCAATCCGGCGTTCGTCTGCGCCGTTTAATAGTCTCGTAGTGACAACAAGCTTAGACTGGGGGAGTGTGATGTCAAATGTGCCATCGTCGTTAGTGGCAATATCATACTCTGTATCGGATTCTTCTTCTATGTGCTCCTGCGGGCCCTTAAGGCTAGCCAAGTTTAAATCAAATTCATATTTTTGAGTCGTAGAGCAGGCAGGACAATTTACCTTAGTGGTGTAAAGATTGCCATATCCAGATACGCGGCATGCCACCAAAATAGCATTACGATCTCCTACAAGAAGTGTGCTGGGATCGATTGCCTTGTTTACTATAATGCTGTTTACCAGGCGATCGATCGCCAATCCCTTCTTAACCAAAGATCTGGAAGTAAGAATATCTTCTTCCTTTGCGGTCATTTGCTTGATTTCGATGTGTTCAGCCCCACACAAGGGGTGTCCTGTGGGATAAAACTCTCCGCGGGAAGGAAGATCGACAAATTCGGTCGGAATCACAAAAGAAAAACCACTCTCTTGTGAGTTTTCAACCAAATGGTTAACGGGTGGATCAGCGTGCTTTACTTCTTTTTCTACACCTGTCCGACTTCTATTTCTTGACAATATACACCTCTCAATTTTGTATTATCTATTAAGCGCCATTTGAACCAAAGAACGTGTTGCCACCAAGGGCCACGGCCGATGAGCCGCCAAGCGTTTCAATCGACGCCCAATCGTACTGAATTGTCATCTTATATTCGGTAAGTTCCTCATCCCCATACTTAAGGCCCGAACCATAATCTAATTTCGTTACAAAGGAGTTAACCAGGGTCCATGTTTCAATTGGGTTTCCATCAGCATCAATCTGGGTGATGAAAACCGTCCCTAGAGCGCCTGCAGACTTAGCCTTAGAGATACTCGAAAGGCTCTCGCTATCGGCGTTGGCGGGTACGGTATATCCACTCGCTTGTACGATAGCAGAAAGTGTGGCCGCAACATCGGGATCGCCGGCTGGATCAACCATTGTGACTTCGATAGCCTGCCACTTCACCGTGGATGGATAATAAAATGTGTGATTTAGAAATGCATGCTCGGATGCTGAGATTTCAAAATTGGGCTTCTGAACAGTAGTGGCATACCAAAGGACCATACCACCATTTTGAGAATTGATACCGCTAATAGAAACAGTAAATCGAAAATTCCTTTTTGGATCTTTTAAGGTGACATCCTCACCGAAATTGGTTGACCAGAATGGCATTGTTAGTTTTCTCCCTTAGTAGTTTAACTAGTCGTCAAGCTGAAAATTAGTCATCAAATGATGCTCCGGTAGAAGCGATGACAAAGTCGATTGCAATGAACTCGATTGCGCGAGCCGGCTTAATCATAATCTTTGCATACATGATGTTCTGATCGATTAAGTCGGGGGTAGTCGTGCTCTCGTCGAGAATCAGACGATATTCTGTAATACCATACTGAGTCTTTACGTTGGCAAGGAACGGCTCAATAAGTGCCTTAAATCTATTCCACGTAGCCTGCACGTTCTGCTCGAAGAGAATCTGAGTAGAAAGAACTGAGATTTGCTTCTTCAGGTAGATTACCAAGCGTCGCACGTTGATTCTATCAAGTGCTGATTGGCGTTCTTGCAGGGTCTTCTGACCAAATACCACGATTCCGGTTGAGGGGAATGAGGCAATGGGGTTAATGCGCGAATCATAAAGTGTATCGCGCTCCTTTGAGGAAAGTCGCGATGTAACGTTTGTGATTGGAATTCCAGCGGCGCCGTCAGAAAGTCCGCCGCGGTTAAAGCCTGCCGGAGCAAACCATACTGCGGTCGCGGCCTCGGCGCTGCCGAGAACGCCGGCCATGGCTACACTGGGCGGGATCCAGACATTCTGTCCCGAATTCGCGTCCCTAGTCTGAACCCAGGGATAGAAGGTAGCTCCATAAGAGGAGTCAATTCGGCGATCTCGGAGGGAATTCGCGATGTTAGTAACATTTCTGTTTGCTCGCTTGTCCTTCGCTTTATAGGTCTCGTGCGGCGGTGTGTAGACGTTAGCCAAGTCAATAAGTGCCATGGCATCCGCACGATCTTCACACAAGCTAATGGAGTAGCGCGTCAGAGAATTGTTGGTCAGGCCCGGAGTTGTAAGCAAGTTGAAGTCCAGTAACTCGGGATCGGCTGCAGTCTCTAGCGCGCGGCGATAAGTGTAATAAACGTAACTCGTATCTTCCGTGTCTCCGCTGCTCATCAAAGAGTTAGCGAGAGGATCTGGCTTGGTAATATCAAAGCCGTCAAATGCGCCCCACACGGGTGCAGTAAAGCGGTTGTAGCCGGCATCCAAGAGAGCCTTGTAGGTTCCTGAAGCTGCAGATACAGAATTTCCGCTCTTGCGTGAACCGGATTGGTAATAATAAGATCCAGTACTTGAGGTGCGGCGAACATTATCTAGCGAGAAGATGTAGGCCCATTCCTTGATCCCTTCTCCTGCGGTGTCACCGCTGGTGGTGGGATCATCGGGGAATCCGCCATACAGAAGTCGCTGACAATCAAATGTGCCATAAGAGTTCTGAGAGGAGTCCGCTGTGCGCGTAGTTCTCATGCCAAAATATGCATTGGTCGGATCAGTAAGTCCTCCATCGCTGGCTGAAACTCGTAACGGTACGTGCGGGAAACTAAGAGAGGCAGTGAAGTTGGGGGCGGTGCCCGCCTTGTTGAGACCTCCTGAGAGTCCTGAAGCACGGGCCACCGCGGTGGATTGGGGCCCATATGACCATGCGATCAGGCTAGGTCGCGTATATGGCTTGACGCCAGTGAGATAGCTAACCGGTGGTCCAGTACCAGACAGATATGAGAAGGCGGCCGTAGCAAGTGCGCCGGCGTCGCGACAACGGATGCCAAGAGTTTGTTGGGCCGGAGGTGTTCCATTAAGATTAACAACCAGAGTCCCACCGTGACCATTGGAGTGCTCGATGGCCGCCTTAAGGTTCTTCAGTGTGCTGTTTTTCGCGGTTCCGGAAAGATAACCAATGGCACCGGCACCAACTACGGCGCCGTTAGTTCCTGTAACCACAAGTTTGTATTTTCTAGCGGTGCCCAGGTTGTCAGTGATGGTGGTCACGGTCTGAGCCGCCGGCAAACTACTACTCGCAGCTGCTGTTGCGCGGACACCAGCATAAAGACGGGCGCCCGTAATGGATGATATCGCGCCGCGGGTGCCGCCGGTGTGGCCAGCGTTAACGCCTACATTCATCT